TGATCCACAACGACAATGTATATTTTGTTGACGGTAAAACCGTAACGGATTGATTATAGTAATAATAAGCCCGATCAGACGTATCGTTGACAGTCCACGCTGTTGTCCCGCCAAACGGATCGGCAGTGCCTTGTGCACTTGTTCCAGTGCCACCAACAACCCACGGAGACAAAGCAAAGCCGTTGGATTGCAGTAGGATGTTGGTTGTACCTTCGAGTAAAACGGCCGGCGCCACCTCCAGTGTTAAGCTGATCTGCCAATGGGTATTTGTAACCTGTTGGTAGGACATGTTTTTGTATCTGGCCGTGCGTGACACCCCCGCCCGGTCGATCCAGGTGAAGGAGTCCCGCGAACCCTGGACCGTTGTCTGGATGAAATTGAACAGAGCTGTAAAATTATCGTATGATATCGCCGGGAAATTCAGGGTTTCAGTGCGGAAACAATAGGCCCCGCAGTCATAGGCGTAGGCCGTGCCATTCGAATCATATCCATAAGCAAAATCCTGCACTTCTTCCCAGTTGCGCGGGTGGAGTGGGTTACGCTCCATGATCACGGTAGTTGTCTGGTAGGTGAATTGGGTCATACTCTCACCATCTGAATCGTCACTTTGTTGATGCCCGGCTTGACGTGCTCTACTTTGATCTGCCTCTTTGCAAATCGCACCTGGTGCGTGATGTCTCGGCCCACCATTGCCAGAGTGAACACGTCGAATAGAGGCAATGAACTGAACATGTATTTCCGGAGCGCCGTCATCTCGCTGTCCGTCATGCGCGGCCAGACAGTTTCAAAGGGAGCCTGTACCATCAATGGAGCAAAATAGACCGATATGCCGCTGGCGGTCGTTTCTTTCGGCTGGAAGAAATCGAATTGATATTTTGGATACTGGAAGCCGTGAGTAAATTGAATGGTTCCTGCCGTGTCGTGCCGGAATTCGATGGATCTATCGATAAACTCAACCACATATCCAGCGTCGACATAACCGGGGTCTACATATCCGCCTATTTCAGGGATGATGGTGATCATAGGAAACGCCCGTTTTTAACCTTGAGCTTTGCCAGCACACCGTTTGCAATGGCTTCGTAATCGTCTGCGCTTTTGACGTTCGGAAGGGATACAGTGATTCCGCCGTGTACGTTGACACCGGATCCTCCGGAACCGCCCGCCGCCGGGTTGTATTCGCGGGGAACTACTGCCTCCCCCTTGTGCAGGTAGGCATATCCATCTTCCGGAAAGAAGTTCGTACCGACATCGAGGGATGGAGCATCCAGGGATAGGGAGAACTTAGACGCGAGATCAGATACGGAATACATGAAACCAAAGCTGCTGTTATTCGAATATCCGCTGTTGGTCTTGGAACCAGACCGTTTATATGACTCAATTTCGATTTGAGCTTGTTTGTTGGCCTCATCGGTAATCTGTTTTGCAAGAGTAAGTTTGTCTTGTAGCTCTGTGTTGCCGTCTGCGACAGCCTGGGCCATCTCTTTATCAAATTTGGCCTGGTCTTGTGCAATCTTGGCCGTCAGTTTCCGCAAATCCATCTGTTGCCGTAATGCATCGGCAGCATCCGTCATGCCTTTCGCAAGATAATCATTGAGTATGATCTGGTCTGCGTTGTCCGCTGCGGAAAGATCCGCTATCCGCTTTTTAAGCTCAACCTCTTGTTGTAGTTGTCCTATACGAGTTGTGGTAAGCGCTATCGCCTGCGTCAGGTACTTGTGCTGCGCAATGTCGCCGGTCAGCTCCGTCCTTTTGAGATCCGCAATCATCTTGGTTTTGTTGACGTTGGCCTGGTAAAGCGCGGACTTGGCTGACAGGTATTCGGAGTCTTTGCCATTGGCGGCCGCTATTGCGTCTTGCGTTTCCAGCAACTTCGTATCGTAATCAATGATTTTATTGCTGTACTCTGTTTGTTTTTGCTGTACTGCAACCATCTCTTCAAGCTTGATGGCGCCAAGCGTTTTGGCCGCGTTGGCATTGTTTTCAGCGTCCAGTTGAAGCCGTAAAAACTCAACACTTTTATGATACGCCTCTTGTTTTTGCTGCTCGGCTCCTACGGTATCTCCAGACAGTTCCAGTATTTTGGCACTGTGAGATGACATTTCCTGGAAAGACTTGCGATCTGATGCTGCGGCTTCTTCGGTGGCTGCCTGCTGGATCTTCCCGCGTTGCGACACCAGCTTGTCACGGCTCTCAAGCTGCTTTTCCAGCTTTGTTTGCGCCTCAAGCTGTTTGACTTTATCTTCGCCAGAAGCTGCTACCTGCCCCTGCAACGCTGCTACCTGCTTATTGGCGGCGTTGATCTCTTTTTGATTGGCGTCAAGCTCCATCGACAGCTTCTTATCCAGATAAACCTTGGTGGATATAAGCCCAGCGTTATATTGATCTTTCAGTATTTCAACACGGGCTTGCGCAGCGTCTTTCTCTGCAGCTATGATCCGTTCGCTATATGCCTGCGATAACGCCAGTTCCTTTTCTTTGATTTGTGCAAGCAGCTTTTCGTCCACTTTTGCCGGTGGAGGTTTTGGGGGTTCCACCGAAACCGACGTTGCGTTTCCATCGGCGGCCTTTGCCGCTGTTGGCGTGGATATTCCCGCAAACTGTTTCAACGATGTAATGGGATGCGATACCAAACCGACTACGCTCTTGGTTATGGACGCAATCGGGCTGATAATTTTGGTAATGCCCTGTGTTACGTCGCGTGTAACAAACGTGGCCAGTTTGGACATAAGGTTGAGGACCGGAGCAAGTGCGGCCCCCAGAGATATAACAGCTTTGGTCATTTCCCAAAAATCCTGTGCTAAGGGCTTTAGCCTGGCGAAATTATCTTTCAAGAACTGCTGAATCTTATCCTTGTTATCAACAGCGGACTTATTGAGCTCCCCCATCCATTTCACTATTTCCTTGAATCCATCCGATAGCCCGCCGCGCAAAACCTCATCGCGAAGCGTCGCCATTGTGGACTTGATCGTTGTCCACAAACCGTTGATATCCCCGCTGGCGGCGGCGTATCCATCGAGCAGAGGCCCTATTTTTTCAATCAAGTACCCGGCGTTTCCAGTTTCGGAGGCTATTTTCTTCCATTCCTCCAGGTGCTGCTTCAGCTTGGGGTCAATGGCCTCAAGTTGCCGGAACAGCATATTCCCGGCCTTATCTTCCTCGTTAAGCAAACCCTTGATCTCTTGCGTGAATTGCAGGTCGACATTTGGGGATCCTGCGGAAATGGTTGCAAGGGCATTGGCGATGTTCTGAAAACCTTCAAGCTGTTTCTTGTTGTTGATGTCGATGAAAACACCCTGTTGCACAAAGGCGTCATTCATCAATTGCAGCTGCCTGTAAGACGCTATGGTGCTGGCATCCATCCTCAAGAGGACATTTTGTACCGCTTCAGCATATGTTTTGTTCTGCTGATACGCTTTCCCTAGGTCGGTTACTCCGGTCTGCATCGATGTGATGGTTGCGGCGTTTTTGATGACCGACATGTTGAAAGATTCGATGCTATCAACCACCGTGCCGGGTATCGCGGACATGGCGCTTGCCACTTGGTTGATTACGGTATAGAGCACCTGGGCTTTTGCAATCGCAGCGACAGAGGCCAGAGAAAACAGGTTGAGGCCCGCCGTGACTTTTGCCGTCGGTTCCTTACCGTCAAGCTTGTTCAGTTGCGATTGCATGGCGGCATGGGCGCGTTTAATCTCATCAGCAGATGCAACCCCAGAGTTTTTGATCTGGTTGAACGCAGCCAGCATTGCCGACTTCTCAGCATCGATATTCAGGCCGCTTTTTATACCCAGGGTGTTGAACGATTTCTGGAGCCGGTCAACAGAAGTCACTCCGGCATCGGATAATTGTTTGATTGCTGCTTCAGCCTGTTTTGAGGTGGCTATTATTTTACTGCCGAGTCGATCCAATAATTGGCCGGCCTTGCCGGTATCTGACTGCAAGGTTGCCGTGTTCATGGACAAGCTTATGACAAGATCACCAAGACCCATTACGATATCCCCTCGTTCTCCATCCTGGACTTGATCTGATTTTCTATTTCGTTGATCGCCGCCAATTTCATTGTTTCAAATGCCGGACGCATGAATGGTTTTGCACTCATCTTGACCGTGCCGAATTCCACAAACTTCCAATACCAGGCATCCTTGTTTTTGACATAGACTTCGTACGTTACCGCATATCCGCGTGTACGGCTCTTATCCACCCTCACCCTGATCATGCGTTTGAGATTGCCTGGGGTAACCCATGTCCCGAATTGCCCGGATGTGTACTTCTTAAACACTGCGCTTGCATACGACCTAAGAATATGGGGAGCTATGCTCATTGGCGCCCTGCTTCGGGCCTCCCTTTGGATGACCCTTGCGCCAGCAGCTACGGCTTGACGGATTATCCGCTGTTCCAGCTTGGCCGGAAGCTGCGCAAGCTTGATTTCAAGCTCACGCAGCCCGTCTATTGATATAATCGTGCTCACAGTCCGAACACCTCACGGTCAATCCGTTCGAATTCATCTTCCTTTTCTTTGCCGAATTCGATGAAGTTCATAAACTCCTTGGTTTGGTAAGCGTCCTTCTTGCGTTTCGGATCGCGATTCAGGTTGGCTTGGAGCGCCATCTGTTGCCCGTGCCGCAATTCCTGCCGGAACTCCCCGAATGGTTCAATATTCGCGTAGGCGAGCCATTCGGAGAATTGCCGGGCGGTCAATCGTGACAATAATTCGTCAGGATGGACAAAGCCTAATTGGAGACAGAGACGGAAGGCAAAGCGTCTTGCTCCGTCTCTTCGGAGTTTTTTTCAATATCCCCGGAAAGCCCATTCAGGCGGCGCGCAACCGCGGCAAGCGTGGTGAATGCCTCCAACCGGCCTTCTGCGACACATGGGAGGTCATTATCCTCCAAAAGGCGCATCCCTTTACCGTCCACCAGCCCTCGCACAATGAGGCGTGGTGTCAGTTTCTGGATATCAATACTTCCTTCCTTGTCCTGAACTTCCGGAAGGTTCCACAGTTCAACAAGTTCAGATGCGCCGAGTTCGGCCAGATATACGGTTCCGCCAGCAAATTTGACTTTTTCCTTCCTGGTAGTGAATGCCTTGAGAACCTGTTCCCGTGATAGCGATACCTCTTTTGACATGATAGCCCTTTCTATGGTTAGGATTTGGTGACTGAGCCACTGCGCTTCAGTTCGATGGTTCCGGTAACAACGCCGTCTTTTGAGGCATCGCCCACTTTCGGGAAGCTCTTTGCATAAGCGTTGAATGTGCGTACCGGAGTGGATCCTTTCGGGTAAGTGATTTTGAAAGTTTTGGTTGTCCTTGCATCAAATGCAGCTTCAATCGCAGCGAGGCCTGGATCGGTGTCAACGGCGGCATAAACTGTCATGGACACATTGCCAGTGTCTGGCAAACCGGGCAGATACTCTTTGGTTGTGCTGTCCAGATCGCTGACATCTATATCGGGCGTAGAGTCCGAGGTGCCTTTGATATCAGACACCTGGCCTACCTTGATCCATGCCGAAGGGGTTGCGGTGCCGCCGCTGGTATATGCAAGGCCGGTGGTGTCTATCTCAACCGCAAATGTGTTGGTAGTAACGTGTGTAATGCTGAGAGTTTTACCATTGAGGCCTTTTGTGGCATCGGTTCCAACGGTGCCCACGATAGCTGCGATTGCTGTAGAATCGCCATTGGTAAGGCCGTGCGCCGAAGAGGTGAGTATTGTAGGGAAACCTACTGATATGGCTGTTATAGTTTTTGCGGTACCGGATGTTCCGGCAATGTGAAGAGTTGTTCCCTGGCTGGGGATTGCTCCGGTTGACATGGTATTAACTCCTTCGCTACGCCTTCCCGGCGTGGCATGTTGGTTTTATTTGGTTGTGTTCTTACATTTTTCAGCAGTCTCCAAGAGCTTGGAAACCGCCCCCGTGGTCAGCAGATACCCGTCAAAGCTGGCTGATTCGCCTTTCGACATCTTCTGCACTTTCGAGTCCGGCAGCACTACCACTGGAGCCGTCGCACACGCTGTCAATGCGAGACTCAATAGCAGCAACGTTGCCGCTGACAAGATCCTGCCTACCTTCCTGTACCGCCTCATGTGCGGCCTCCTCTTTCCTGGCTGCCACGTTATCCGCGCTAAAATATTCCTTGAGCCAGAGAGTAAGCAGTCCCCCCAGGCCAGCGACTATTTGGAGGATAACGGTGGTGGTCATTTCGCGGTAGCATCAGCGGTAAACGCCAAGATAGCGCCCACAATGGCAGTACCAGCGCCAGCAATAGCTTCAATCCGTTCAGGTGAAATGGTGACTCCGGCGGCGGTGATTACGGTGATGATGCCGACCCAGGTGGAACGTTCTTTCAGTCGTGCGAGAATAAAATCTAACATGGTATTTCTCCTTTTCTTTTTGATAACGCTTTGGCGATGTTGTCGAGGCCCGTGATGATTTCCTCGTTACCCTTACATTTAAATCGTGGTGGCCCTTTGGCCCGGAGTACTGCACAGGCGATTCTCAGTAACTTGCCTTCTCGTGTGGTGTAGTCGATCATGACAACTCCAATGTTTTACCAAGTAAGTTGGATGGCGGTCCTGATAAGTTTTTGACAAGTTACATCGGTTATTGGTGTTCTCCAAGCTATCTCAATCTCGGATTATAAAACTGAATCGTAGTCCCCGCCGGAACTGTAATTTTAAAAGCATCCGAAACGCTCGCGGCTTGAATACGGGAAGTAAGGGCTATAAATGACGCGCTATTTATATTTGTTGCGACTCCACCATCAAGTGTGAATGTTGCGGCAGTAGTACCAGCGGTCTTTTTTGCGGTTATATCAAGCCGATATGTTCTGCCTACAATCAAATTTCGAGACGGTGCTATTGACACAACAACATTGGCAGATCCACTGTTTGCAATCTGATAGCCTTTTGCCCCGCTCCCGATATCTACAATAGATAAAACTCCAGCCGTATCGCCTGATATAACTATTCCGTCTATGTTTTGTCGCCATGTAGTAGAATAAACGGATTTAGTGCCGATACCGTACTTTATGGTCTTAACGCTGATGTTATCAAATGATGGCCCCGCTACTGTCGAAACAAGTATAAAGCTGCCTGCGGATCCATCCTGTACAAATGGTACTACAAATGTTCCATTCCCGTTAGGAAACCTACCAGCGCTTAAGGTTGTGCCGCTGCCCATACCAATAGACCCGCTTGTGTATCCGCTAATAGTAAAAATCCCTTGGTATTTTGCTCCAAAAAACAACAGTCCATTTTTAGAGATAGTGCCGTTATTTGCGGTAATTGTGGCTACGCCACCAGAAATACTGGTATTGGTTTCCGTCCACCATCCTGTGTCAGAACTGAGCTCCCTATCGGCCTGATTGGTGATTAATTCGGGGCCAATGGTATCAGCAGGTATTTGAGTTACAGCGGAAGGCAATATATTTGGCTTGTTGCTGGCCTTGTTAAAGCCAAAACCAAAGTCCCAACTGGCATAAGATTGCGTAGCAAACAACATAATGCATATTAAAAGCGTTATTATTTTCATAATCACATGCCCTGGACGCTGGCGGTACCAGCCCCAAGCACAACGGCAATCTGCGTAGTCGATGCGCTGGTAGGGACAAAAATAACACTATCAACGCCACCAGCGAGTGGATATGTTTTAGTGGTGTCGGTGTTGAAATAATAATAGCTGTCGATTGTGGGGTTAATCTGGATCGCCAGCCAGCCGGTAATATCTACCGTGCCGCCAGTACCTTTTTTGAAAACGACCGTACCGGTCATTGCAGTGTTTACTTGGCTTTTCGCCGGATCGGGGACAAATCCCTGTATCCGTATGCCGTAATCGTCAATAGCAAGTGCAGCCGGGCCAGCAAGGGCAGGAGTTGCAAAAAACAAACACAAGATAAAAACGAGCAGCTTCATTTTTGGTCATCTCCTTTTTTATTCTTCTTGCACCGGCCACAGCCGACGCAATCGACGAAATCATCACAGATATATTGGTTGACGTAATGGCAGAACCAACAGGCCCTAGTCATGATCGGCCTCCAGATACTTGTGATACAGCGCTATGCGCTCCGCAATACCATTCAGGCCGCCATTGATGCGGCGAGTGATAGCTTCGGTTTCGCCTTGGTCGGCAAAAGCATTAAGGCCGTGCGACTTCCAATACCAACATGCTGATTCCAGCGCACCGTCGGCAGTTTCCAGGTAGGCAATGCATTCGTCGATGCTGATGCCCTTGAACGATGCGAACGCGGCATAATTGGCCTTCCCTGTGACCTGGATCAACCCGCGCCCCCGGTACTTCCAGCCGTCGCCGCTTTTCTCTGGGCCATTGCCCATACGGTTTGCATAGGCCCTGCTGGCAATCAGGCGCGGTTGATGCGCATACACTCCGGCGTTTTTAGCAGTGAAATGGAGGGGCCAAATCTCGATCAGACGCCGGGCGGAATAGCTGAGATTTTCCTCGATACGCGTGAACCCAGCGCTTTCGTGATGAATCTGGGCCATGAATGCCGCCCGGCGCCGGGGAGTGTTGATTTCGTATTGAGGAAGAAACTTTTCAAAATCGAATTTCATGGAGCACCTATTTCCTTGAATCCATCCGGCCAATAATGTAATCCAGCTTCTGGTCCATATTCGTTAATTGCTGACGATGTGCCGCCGCACAGACTTCATGGGTATCCTTGTACATGACGGCCTTTTTGAGTTCGGAAATATCAGCGTCCGCCCGGTCGAGCCGCTGCTTGAATCCAAGCCATGTAAGGACTGCCGCCAAAACTCCGCTGCCTGCACTCGATCCAACGGTTTCAATATCCATTCACTCCCTCACCCAACAATAAAAATCAAGATGTACATAAAACCGTTGTGTATCTGAATCATGGCCGTCAACCGGAACGGAAGCAGAGACATTCGGCAGCGCTCCGGTCGCGGTCAACGGGTCTTGACCTGCATCCACGGCAGCGTTCGCCAGATCGTTGGCGTTTTTCATTGCGGCCATTACCGCCGATTCAAGCGTTTTCACCGTGCCGTAATCACAGGCGTAAACTGATATTTGTATTCTTGGCCGGGAAATGTCGATGTCACCAGCCAGATCACTGAAACCGGTGCCGCCCACTTTCAGGTAAATGCCGAATGCGGCCGGGATAGCGCTGTCACCATTAAGCAACTGTACCGGCCAGAACGTGCAGCCGGTAACTGTGGCAAGGATGGCGTCTATTTTCTGCTCGATGATCACTTAGCCACCGCCAGCGCTGCCGCAATCCATGCGCCCTGTATCTGCTGGCTGAGATCATCCCAAGGTGGCAACTCACAGCCGGATACGAGGGATCGATTACCAGAAAAAGCGCAATATGCTTTGTATGCTGTTTTACCTGCCCATTCGTCTTTGCTCATTGCGGTGTCCATTCTTTTGCCGCACTATCTAGACTGGTAACATCAGTAGGCTTCACGCGTTCGACAAGTTCATATTTCCGGATTTCCTCGAAAATACAGGATAAGGTTTCATGGTCGGGGTAATACTTGACCTCAATCGTCACGCACTCATCAGAAGCCATTGTCAGCTTTATATCCTTCACGCCCTTGGGGAGTCCGAGGATATCCTTGATTTCTTGGTAAAAATATCGACTCAATACTGCTTTGCTCATTGCGTCTTTACTCCCGTCTCACACGTCAAAATCAACTCCCGGTTGCGCCCATCCACATTATTTGGCTGACCGAGGATACTGTAAATCACCCCACCGTGATTGACCCGCATGTTGCCAGTCACCCCGGCAACGTACCGCATCGTGATGGTTGAATCGGCTCCCGGCCAAGTTGCGGCAACAGCAGCCTTGTCGTATGCCTTTATCTGTTCGATGGAGGCGCGGACCGTAGCGAATGTGGCCCATGTTGTCACCGGGAATCCGTGAGCATCTTCGCCAACAGTAGGCTTTTCGATGGTTACCAGATGTCGAAGGGATCCGGCCCTCATATCTGCACCTGCCACCGTTCCGGATCGAGCAACGAGTCGGCAAGGGTAGAAAGATCCACCATTGTCAGCTTCCCGCTTGCCACCGTTTCCGTCTCCCGATTCTCATAAAGATTCGTTACGTTCAGCAACATCCATTGGCGGATGCAAGCCGGTACGTCCGTGCCAGCATCTCCATACCCGGCGACGAACTGAATTCTAACCGCGTTAGGTCGGACTTGGGTTGCCGGCCACGATTTGCCGTATGCGGGGTAAACCCGCCCAGGTGTACTATCCGTGTCAATCACGTACTCTGTTGCCGCAAGCGTCTGAAGAATACCGTCTGGATCGTAATATTTTACGGAGGCAACGGATACCAATGGAGGTTTCGACACTTCAATCACGTCCGTAAATTCGTCAAGCACCATGTCCCAGGTCTGGGTGATGAATGCACGATGCAGAATGTTTTCGGCTTTCTGTCTGACTGCCGCAATCATTGTGTTGACCGACGCTTCTTCGCCGGTCAAAGTGGCGCGACACTGGCCCTCTACGTCAGACAGGGTAATTGGTTCAACGGTTGGGGATGTGATTTTCTTGAGGACCATATGTGTCTCATGCGGGGGAGGCCGAAACCTCCCCCATGTGGTTACGCTTCAGCCGGAGAAATCAATTTGGTGACTTTGACCAAAGTAGCATCTTGGGTTACGGGGCAGAGATGGCCTTTGTACTGGATCGCCACCATGCCGCAGATGACAGCGTTCTGGCTGGCCGGGGTGATGTTGGCTTGCAGATAACGCTCACGGGGCTTATACACGTCAACCGCAATTGAGGTGAGCGCGGCCGGAGTGGCCGGAACCGTGTAAGCCGTGGTAGTCGCAAGTCGGGCCATACCGCTGGTGGAGTTGGCGGTGTTCTGTTCAACAAATACATCCAGTGTTCCGGCTTCGATGGTGGTACCGAGTATTGCGACAAACACCACGCCGTCGAAGCCATCATTATCAAGGATGACGCTGGTTCGCTTGGTGACACCTGCAGCAAAGTAGCCGAGCACTGGGGTGATTTTTACGTTATCAGAAAGCATATTGGTTCTCCCGAGGGGCGGCGTGAACCGCCCCGTTGATGGTTAAAGGTTTACGCTTCGCACTTCAGGATCTTTATGGCATTGGAGTCCGTTACGAACCCGCCAACGCGCTTTGTGGTATAGAACATCACATAGGGCTTGTTGGTATAGGGGTCACGCAACACGCGGGTGCCGATGCGGTCGCAGATGGTGTAGCCGCGTTTGAAGTTGCCATACAAAGCGGGGAATTTGTTGGCGCCGATGTCCGGGATTTCCTCATCTTCTACAATCGGCTTACCGAGCAACGTGGCCGGCTGACCTTCGAGCAGGCCGGGCCGCCAGATGTATTCCCCGTTCACGGCATCCTTAAATTTGCGAACAACACCGACGGTGGTGGAGTTCATGGCCCACACGGCGCCATTGCGGAATGCTGTTTTTAGCGACTGCTGCATGTCAATCAGCGCATCGGCAGGAGAGACGGAAGCTGTTGCCGTGGCAAAAGCGGCAGCTGCTCCGGTTTTCACATACTGCAGTGTGCCAAATGCGCGGGTTTTGTCGGCTGTGGTTGCCATGGCATAGGCGAGCGGACCTTTGGGGCCCAGTATGCCGGTACCTGCCCAAAACTTGGCGTTTTCCTGGGCAGCAAACTCCATATAAACCTCATCCGCGAGCCACGACTCAACATTGAAGGATGAGTCGTCGAGCATCTGCTGTGTGGCGCCGGGATTGGCGTAGATTTCGCCCCAGAACGGAGTCAGAGCTGCGAGTTGCGGCGTGGTGGTTTCGGGACGCGCATCGGTTTCGCCTACCCACCCCGAAGATGCGCCACCTTTATTCACGAGTTTGGTATAGTTGGGAGTTCCGAGTGTGCGGACGGTTGCGAGTTGGCGCATAGTGACAGCGTTGCGCTCCAGCTGCAAAATTTCGGTGTCAATCTCAATCGGTACTGAATAGCCGCCGTCAGGGTCAGATCCAACAGAAAGGGCAGCCTGGAAGTCGCCTTTGCGCATGAAGGCGTTGAAAGCAGTGGTATATTCGGCTTTGGCTTTCTCTTCAGCGGTCATGCCAGCGCCGGGGCGGTTGGCTTTCGCCTCGATCTCATCACAACGGGCCTGTATTTTGGCTTCCAGTTCAGTGATGCCGGCGTTCATTTTATCAACTTTCGATTCCAGCAGTGGGTCAGCGTGCCCTTTGGCCTCGATCTGCGCCAATCGTTCATCGTTGGCTTTTTTGAACTGCTCAAACAATGCTTTCAATTCTTCAAACATGGTGATTCTCCTCTGCGCCTCCCGGCGCTGAATGGTTTCGGTGCTGCCTCGCGGCGCTCCTTATCTGGTCAAAACATCTTTCATAATCATGGCCTGCAAAAACTCTTTCATTTTCTGCCCTTCAAGGGTCTCATCGTCCCGATGATCGGCCTTGATCGCGGCAATTGCTGCCTTTGCCTTACTATTTGACACCCCTGCATCCCGCAGAAGCTGTTCGATATCACGCTCAGTTGCTCTGGCTTTACCATAAAGGGCGGTAACATCTTCGGGTACTTTTGTGAACGGAGAAAGATCGAATTGCGCTTTTACACTGGATTCTCCGGCAATTTCATCGATAAATCTCATTTCCTTGGCTTTTTGCGGTGTCAACCAAGTTTCTTCGGCCAGCATTTCTTGCATCGCCTGTTTCGACATACCTGTTTTTGCTGAAAATGCCTCAATCTGGATACTGTCAACATCATCCATTTCCACAGCCATACTGCGCAGCTCGTCAGCGTTGCCCATCACCAATCCCCAGGCCTTATGAATCATCATCCGGGCATTCTTTGCCATAATGATTTTATCGGCGGCCATCGGAATGAAAGCCGAAATAGATGCTGCAAGACTATCGATATGGGCGGTTATCTTTGCAGGATGGTCTTTCAGTGCGTTATAGATCGCGACACCTTCAAAAACCAGTCCTCCACGGGAATTAATCCTTAGGTTTATTTCTTCTGACTTGATAGACATCAGGTCGGCCCGAAACTGACCAGCAGACACACCGTATTCAGCGATATCGCCATAGATCATAATTTCAGGCACGTCTGCGGCCGCCTGGATCTTGTACCAGCTTTTATTTCGCGCCATTTTGGCCCCCTTGGCCCGGCGTGATGGCCGGATTCTCGTACGTGTCGCCGCCCTCGTAAGGATTCATGTCCTCTTTCTCGCGGCATTCGTTCGGGTTGAAGATCCGCGCCGCGATCGCACTGGAATACGCCTCAAATCGACTTTTCATGTCGGCACGCATCAGATCATCAATGTCAAACTTGAAAAAATATTCTTTTTGCTCTGCTGGTGTGAGCAGTTGGGTATTGAGCGCCATCGTCCAGCGGTTTAGCCACGGCATCATGGTATCAGTCAGGAACTCAAGGGACTGGTGTTCAATATTATTGTTGGTTGAGCGGGTTAGGTCCTGGATTTTATGCAGTGGCATGCGGTAAAAACGGGCTATTTCCGGCACCTGGAAGCCTCGCATGGTCACGAATTCCATGTCCTTATTGCTCATGGTAATCGGAGTGAACGTGGTGCCACCCTCCAGAAGCATTGTTTTGTAGGCGTTTTCGTCCGAATATCCGTTTTCGGCCTGCATTTTGAGGCGATCAAATACCTCTGGCTTGAGTACATTGGGGTTGGTCATTACCCCTGAAGGCTTCGCGCCATTCTTCATCGACTTGGCACCATGTTTTTCGGCTGAGATAGCCAGGCCGATAGTTTCACGCGCGTAGGTCAGTGGGCTAACGCCAGAATATCCGTTCAGCGTCTTACCCATCAGGTGGAAGATCTCTTTGGGGGTGTAAATGCCGTTGATGCCGTCTTTTTGGCTTACGGTATAGGTAATTTCCCAGGTACGGGGGTCGCGATTGATGCCAACTACGCCTGATTCCAGGGGCAAAAGCTCATAAATCCGGCCATTGCCCACCATGTTTTTAAACGCGAAACCATTGCCAAGGAGACAAGCATGGGTAGTGAGCATTTCGCGGAATGACATTGAATTGTTTGTGGCGTTTGGCTTGTGTCCAATCAGAGTGTAAAGGGGGTGATCGATGGCCTTTTCTTTGCCTTTTGCTGTTCTTCGGTACAAATCTAAAGGCAACTGGCCGACAGTTTCCCCGATCACGTTGACACAGGCATAGACAGCAGATACGCACATTGCAGTATGGGGAGTTACTGCCGCGCCGCTGCTGGAAGTTCCATAACCAGAATAGCCGGAAACTCCGGCTTCCATCATTGCACGGCGGATATCGTCGGTCGATAATGACGCTTGAGGCTGGAATATGCGAGAGATGGCTCCCACTATTTAGCCCTCAACATGGCAACTAAGGGGGGAAGAATAATCGGGGAAATAAGCAGGAAACCAATGACTATAAAAGCAGAGGGGGGATAAACAAGGTGCAGCCCGTATCCAAGCATAACAATGCCGGATACGAGCTGAAGGTCTTGCGCATCAAAAAGGGAAAGTAGTCGCTTCATGTTTGCCTTACGTCATCTCGACGTTAGCCTGGACACCACAATTGGGAAGATGAACTCTATTTATACCTGTCTGTGTAGTTTGTCAACACTGTTTTTACACAGTGAGTCAGATGAAGCGGATATTGACTTCACCACCCCCCGCATTCAGGTCTGCAATTCCGGCCGCCATAACAGCAGCAACAATGCCGTCAATGCGCCCGGTCGACCGGCTCTTGTCCAGCTTCTTGTTCTCGGCAGCATCCTCAATCGCGACAGCATTCGCGGCACACCATGTCAAAACCGGATTACCGTTGTGCCTGATTTTATCATCCAGCAGCTTTTCAAATTCCTTGACGGCCGGCCCCATGGACTGAAAGCCCTGGCCAAACTCTTCAAGCTCAGGAAGGTCCGCACCAAGCCGGTCAACCTCTTTCATGAAATTTGCAATATTCCAGCGGTCAAAGGCTATTTTTTGAACATCAAATTGCTGATTTATCCGCATTATATCGGTAATCACGAACTCATATTCGATAGTTTTCCGGTTGATTGCGGTAATATGGTCAGATTCTTTCCATGCCAAATAGGGCACTCGGTCCTGATCTGACTTCTGTTTGAGCCCGACACCCGGTATCCAGAACCAAACTTTCAGTCTCCAGTACGGATCATCGAATGACGGTTCAAATAGAAGGGCATAGGCGGTCAGGTCGCGGACGGCTGACAGGTCTAAGCCTCCCCAACAGCGGCGGCCGGCGAGCAAGCGCTCGTCGAAGTCTTTATCCTGGCATGCAAACCATGCCTCTGACGAAATCCACGGGTTATCTGATTCTGTCCATTGGCAAAAACACAGCCGCTTGACGGTGGCCATTTTTGAGGGCATGCCCATGGCTTCATTGACTTGGCCGCGAATGTAGTCATAGCCGGGTATGCCCGCATCGAGGGATGGATTGACCTTCGCCCAGAGTGATTCATCGGTCAGGTACCGGTCATCCTTCAAATCCTCTTCATCCAGGGCGCAAATATAGGCAAAAAACTCATCATTTTCGATCTGGCCAGCGCACACCTTCGCGCCCATCTCGTGATATTCCCAACAGACGGTTGTTTTGTCATGGCCGGAATTGGTGATCATCACGCTAAGCGGTTGGCGCCGGAACTTGAAACCGGCGCGCAACATCTCGATTACGGTGCCGTCGCGGTGCTCGTGGATCTCATCGAGCAGCGCCATGTGCGGACGAGGTCCGGATTGGCCTTTCTTTTCGGAACTGATTACCCGGAAGAATGATCCTTTTTCGAGATAGGCAAGGTTCCAGCGTTGCGCACCGGTGCCACTGGCGGTCAGGCGGGATTGCAGCTCTGGAGACTGATCGAAGAAGGCAAGTGCATCACGAAAAAGCACCATGGCCTGGTCCTTGAAAGTTGCTGCAGCGTAGATCTCGGCCCGGGGCTCACCGTCGGCCACCAGCCCCTTGAGACCGATGCCGGCGCAAAGCGGTGACTTGCCGCTGCCCTTCGGAGTTTCGATATAGACCACTCGGAACCGGCGCATGTGGTCGCTTTTCCGCTTCCAGCCAAAGATAGAGCCAACAATGAACGCCTGCCATGGCAGCAAAAGGAACGGTTTGCCCTCGAACTGGCCACCGTTCAAGCAAAGGCACTCTTCGAAGAAGGCGATTGCTTCGGATGCTTCGACTGCGTCATAGTAAAAGCCGCGCTCACTGGCGTTCTGTAGGTCGTTAAGGTGGCGCTGACATGCATCGCGGACGTGAGGCCCGGCGATAACTTGCCCGAGAATTACGGAGTTTGCGTATGCGGTGGCGCGATCATTTTGCAAGGCATACCCCATTCAACTTATGGGTCTTATTGATTTCCATCAAAGCAAGTTCACAGCTTTCCCTAGAGTTGAACTCCTGCATCACAACGCTTTTATTGATATCAGCAGCCATATGGCTCTCGCCGAAATAGACAATTCGGTCAGCATCAAAATAGTGAAACGTCACCGTTGTAAATAGAATCAAAATCCACATGTATAATTCCTCCTGGCAATTACTTAAAAAACCTCTCTTTGCCTTCTGGTTTCTTTTTCTCTTTCGGTGCAGCATTGACTTTGCCCCGGTCTGCCGGAGTCATGCCAAATAGTCCGGCATACGTGCGCAATTCTTTTTCTGCGGATCTGGCGATTGATACCCATGGAGAAACCTGCAGGCTCCCATTTGGTGTGGTGATGACTTCACTCTTTTCCTGAATCATCTTTAGGGACTTTATCCATCGGGCATAAAGTTCGCAATAAGCTGCCAGCGCTGCCCGGTCAACTTTTGCGAGTAGTCCCTGATCTTCAAGAAGAGGAGCGACACGCCTCCATTCGGCTTTTGCGCTTGGAGATAGACCGACAGGACAAGATGGAATTTCGATTTCCGGTTTCGGTTCTTTTGGATTTGTCCGGTCAGCCCTGGCAGTTCCTTGGACAACTTTTAATCTTGTTGGCTTTCTTGTGTTTGGCATAATGTTCTCCTTACGTCATCTCGACGTTGACCCCCTGAAGTTTGAAATGACATTGCGCACACGAAGGGGCGCGCACGGTCTGGAGGCGAAAAGTGTCAAAGATTTGACCACCCCCCATATGGGTGATGTCAAAAATTGTCACTAACCCACCCCTGCATCATTGGTCCTGCATCTCTGATCCGATCAAGGTGATAGCGAGAATCCCAATACCATCAGGGTATTCATCAATCAACGTCTTGATCTTGTCATAGCACTCCGTTACTTGGTCCCGGTTCTCTTTTGGTAGTGTTGAAATAAGTCCTTTTGTCATCAAAGTTGTTGCGTTCATCAGTCACTCTCCTCCTTGGTTTTCCCATTCCTCGCGACTAATAAGCATCAAGTCGCTCCATCTTTCAACATCAGGCATAGGTGGCCCGATACGAAAACTACTCAGTCCTTTAATCTCTGTCCATTTACCATCATTGCCCAAGATTGAAAGTTTTGGTTTAGATGCTTGAATAGCCACCATCACTCTCCTTTATTCCAATGGTGCCTAGAATCAACAGGAAGCCCGTCAAGGCCACAATCAGGCCTGACGCGACTATTGGCCTGCGTGTTGCCAAATCCTCCATCCTCAGAGGCCGTCTTGCGGTCATGACATGGTTTACACATTCCTTGCCAGTTGCTTTCATCCCAGAACAGATCATAATCGCCTTTATGTGGTTTGATATGGTCGACCACGGTTGCTGGTGTCAATCTGTCACGCTTGTAGCAATCAACGCATAGTGGATTGTCTCGCAAGAACCTTGCTCTTGCTTTCTGCCATCGTGCTGTCTTCTTCCATTCCATGATCTATATCTCATATCCCCTGTTCCCATTCTTCTCCTGCACCTGCTTCACAATCTCATCCAGGTTAATGCTGTGCTTATCCCTCAAGATGTAGAGCAGGGTTGCGCATGACTGCATGAGGTCAACAGTCTCTTCTGCGATCCTCACATATCCTGTCTCATACATAGCCTCATGCGTTTCCTTTAGTTCTGAAGCAATATGTGCGAGCTGGTCCCACATGTCGTTGCTATCCACAAACCTCAGTCTCGGAAACGTGACCGTCAGTCGGTACTGCTTCCGCTCGTTCTCCTTGCACACTGGGCAAGTAATGTCTTTCGGATTGGTGCACATGATGCCGTCAGTTGCTCCGCAGTGGAGCTCTTCGTATGCTGGGTGAAAATGGTTCATTGTCTATTCATCCTATAGATTATAATTGTTAATGTGTTTATTTTGCAACACTTGTGCGACACAGTTACATGACACAAAACACACCCCCTAAAGGGGGGGTGTATGTGTGTGTCGTATGTAACAAAACACAGACACACCGAAAAAAGCGTTTTGTGTCTTGTGTCGTCGGTAACACACAGCACAAAACATATAATTGTGTTGTGTGTGTCGCATTATATCAGTCCCTCAAACATGCCTTCTGTTACCTTGTTTTGATCCATAATTGGAGACCAATACTTGCCATCGTGTTCAACTTCTCCCGCTTCAATCATCTTCCATGCCTCGCCACATTCTTTGCGCAGGAGTGCCGCACGGACAGCACGCGGAGTTTTTTCCGGGAACATGGCCGCAAAACAGTTTACCCATGTGTCAGACATACACTTGCCGATACCTTCAGCCTCTATCGCTTCGGCCAGAGCTTTACGCGCAGCCTTCCTGTAGGCAGTTTCTGATCGCGCCGTTTTCGGGTTGAACTCCAGATCATACTTGAGCACGCAACTGCCGTCTCGCTTGCCTTCGCCATACTGAATGGGGTGAAGCTCAAACTTGACAGGGACATGTGGTTCCATGTCCTTCGTCTTGGTCCATTCAACAGTGCGATCCTTCGTTACCAACATCTCAACGTCCATAGCCCCCTTTATTGCCGATGACCCTCTGGCGCGCTTGCTGGCGCTATCAGCATGGCCGGTATGGTGAACTATCAACACGACGCAGTTGTACTTGGATTGCAGCCGGTCACACTCATCGATGAACGCGCCCACGTCTTTCGAACTGTTTTCGTCTGCATCGCCAGGAAGTGCTCTGGCCATAGTATCGACAATGATGATTGCCGGCGGTCCCGTCTGCTCCGACATGTGGTCAATCTCTATCGTCATGTCACGAACCGACTCCGGACTGAAATCCATACGAACTGATGACATGAGGAAGCGGCCATACGGAATCTCTGTCTTGTGATATGTCTCCCAGGCTTTCATCCTGCGCGGGATCGCGTGACGCCCTTCGCCGCAAACATAGAACACAGCGCCTTGCTGTGCCTGCTTGCCTAGCCATTTCTTGCCACATGCGATATGGAATCCCATGTCTAATACGAAAAAGGATTTTCCGGATCCCGAAGGACCGAACACCATTCCTGTACATGGTGTCTCGATGATATCCTCAATTAAAAATTGTGGCTCGGTGAGTTGCAGTGTTTTAATATCAACGAACACCTGAGATCGTTTGTTACTCAATAACAATTCTCTAGTAGCCTTGCCGCCATGAATCAGCGCGTAGTCATTCCAATCGCCTTTTTGTCCAGCAGGAAATGGTGGCGGTAAAACCACGCCGCGGCCGACTTGCTTTGCGGCATTCGTGGCGGCCTTGATGCCGGGATTCTCATCACTGTCCGGCTTCTGGTCATTATCCGCAGCAAACACCAAATGCGATGATGGGAACATCTTACTGATCTTCTCGCCCACCGGCGCCAGGTTGCCGGTGCTGATCGCCATTACTGCTGTTTTCCCTGTGGCCATCGCCACCGTTTGCGCCGTGGCATACCCCTCGCAGATGTACACAAGGTCGCGCTCACCATTGATAATGAAGAAATTACCGGTCAGCTTGCCACAGTGATTGATCTTCTTTTCGCCGTCTGCGCCGATCCGCTGGACGCTCCACAATGTTCCGTTTTCGTCATAGAGCGGAATCAGAATATTGCCGGTCGGTTGGTGCAGTCGGATCCCATTATCAGGATTGACCTGTTTTTTGATTAAATACGGGTGCTGAGCAGGACAAGATTCGGATTCCACCCATAAGGCCAATGCATTACGCTGTCCGATCTCATAGCGCTCCTCCGGAGTTTGCTGGGGAATAACAGGGATAGGCCGGGGAGTGTCCGGCCCGATGGATAGGAATTGTTGCAACCGGCGCGCAGCCTCAGACATGGAGACGTCCTCGATCTGCGCAACCAGGTCAATTGCATCGCCCCACTTTTCTCCGGCTCCGAAATCAGAGCCTACGCCAGTACGCAGATTGGTGGAGCATGAAGAACCGCTGCCGCCGTATTTCGTTGCGCAAACATACTCTCCCTGTACAATGCGGCCGCCAGGTTGATAGTGCTCAAGTATTGGTTGAATGTTATTGTTGCAAATAGCTTTAAGTGCAGCAAAATCTATTTCTTCGGTTTCAGGCTCGTTGCCCCATTGGTTAAAGTCTATTTTCATGGAGCACTCCAACAAATTTCACGGAAATCACACATCTTGCAAATATAAAAATTCTTGTCATTACTGCACCGCGCCACCAGTCGCCCCTCGTCACTGGCAACAATGATCTGCTGCACCCTGGAACGGTATAGTTCAGCTTCCATGTCATCATAAGGAACCAACTCGTGATAAATCTCCATGGTATCCGCATTGATCGCCGTGAAGAGACACCACTTCAGCTTGAAATAATGCATATAAATCTGTACCTGTGCATAATAGGTTGGGCTGTACGTCTTCAGCTTTTCGGTAGAAACTTTCTTCCATCCCTTGGAACCAAGACACTTGTTTTCCCATAGTGACGGCAAAGGGATAGGGCAGATAATGCTTTTCGGTTTCCATCCGGTCAGAATGCCGTCAATGTGACCGCCGAACTGCCCGGAGAAGTCACTGAAACCTTTCTGACTACTACCGCGCCCGAATATGAACCCGGCCTGCTTTAACCACTCTTTTGCACGCTCTTCATACAGATTGCCCCGGTCGAAGATGCGCAGAATACGCGGAGCGAATTCTTTTCGCTCCACTTCGCCGCGAATTGCCAACAATTGATACTGAACGTGCCGTTCGCAGGCATGACCTACCACCGACGCGCCCAGGTGGTTGCGTTTTTCATCCGAAACGGGAATTCCCGCATCGATTAAATAGTTAATCCGATCCGGTAGCGCGGACCAGGAATTGAGGTCAATCATGGTGTCCTTTCGTTTTTGCGGGGGTATATCGGAATCCCGACATACCCCAAATCGCTAAAAGGCAGCCGTCCCAGCATTACCGCACTATCGTTAGCGGGTTACTCGGGATCAGACCCACCTAATTTTTTAGTGATAAAATCCATGCACTGAATAGCTACGGATACCGCCGATGAGCGTGTTTCTTCTGACACCTCAGGTTCAAACTCCATCGATATGTGTAGTTGCCCATCTTCAGCATCTTCAAACGTAAGTATTGCTTTTTGCATCTTCATTTCTCCTTAATGTCCATAGCCACAAGCTTATTACGTTACTTCTCCCAACATGCTAACAAGCGTACGTAAAGTATCCGCGCATTCACGTTTAACCTCTCTGCGGCTCTGCGCAATGGCGGCAAAGCGTTGTCCTTCTGGAGATCCGTCTTGTGCGCGGCAATCAGGTTCCTTCGCCTCTATCTCCCACGCCTTGCAAGCTCCAGTAAAATTGAATCTCTCATCTTCATTTCTCCTTTGTCTCCCCGCATATTCTCAAAACGGAATAAGCTTATTGATATACGCTTCCTCAGTCATACAGCTAACGCCGATCTTTGTTTCCAGATATCGCTTTGCCGTTGTCCAAGGTGCGTTCAGTTCGATCAGGGTAGCAAGCAGGTCCTGGCCGCCGGGCTTCCACCAGTGATATTGAGGATGTGAATCATGCGGAATCACCAGCCGAGGTATTCCGTCCGGCATATCCTCGAGGAATGGTTTTGCCCATCCATCTGTCGGCACTTCATCACTCGGGCAGGAGAATACCGCGCTGATCATCGACTGAATCTCGGACTTGGTCATATCCATGAACGATTTATTTATGAGCCCGGCATCGTTCAACCGGGTTGCAAGTTCGGGTAGGTCGATCATGGGCAATCCCCCCTTATGTTGGCCTCAATATAAAAACCAATACATCCACCATCATGCTTGATTACTTCTGTAAGAGGATACCAATCACTATCTTCTTCATCCCCCTCGACATAGACATCGTCGAGCCGATTGAATTCTCCAGACTTGAGTCTGTCATTTAGTTCATCTATGAGTTCTCCGAGTGTCATGCCGCCTCCATCTGGTCAAACATTGATTGTTGATAAAGTGTTTCCCGTGCAGGCCTCAGGCTGTAATCATCTTTCCAGCCAACCCCGATGTAATCCAAAACCATCCCCCATCCCATGTCGAACATCCAAAATTTCCATTCTTTGTAATTCGACACTCTCAGCCGGTCGAACCGATGCGGCCGCTTTTCTATGTGGATGCCAAAGCCGCACATCGTGCAGCCTGTTCGTTGTGCTCCGGTAGTTTCGTGTTCGCCATCACCACGCTGCCGGATCTCTCCGTAAATTTCCGGTACAGGTACCTCCAAATCGAGCGCCAATCTCAGAAGGTCGTTGCGCCGAAAGATCGCAAACGGACAACTCCGTTGGACTGTTTTTCCGTAGTAATTGCACCCATGATTCATAAGCGCTTTTTCCCGCTGGCCACCCTCGGACGCCATGAGACCCATGTACGGTTTCAGCTTGTTGGCTTTTGCAAAATCATCTGCAGGTTTTTCCTTCATGTGGTAACAGCAATCAGGAGACACTTTGAACGGAGCCGTTTTGTAGTTGGTACCGTACTTCTCATTTTCAGGACCGCCGAAAAGCTCCAACCACTTTTGCGGAAGTTTCATCTTGGTGCCCTTGCGCCATCCACCATATGCCCCTGTGTCACCGGTCATGATTGCATGCCTCACAGTGGCGTTCTTTTCTGTGGGGCGCTGGAGCATCTGGATCTTACCGGCCTTTTCTTTGCTGATTACCGGATAACCATGATCCTTTATCACCTGGTGCATGCTTTTGTATGGTTTCAACAGCTCCATATTCGGAAGAGATTTGTGGATGCGCTGGATGCTCTTGTCTTCCAGCGTGGACACTGACACACCAACAATATCGCGGTTGACATATTTTCGGAGCATGGCCAGCAGCACCAAGCTATCTAGGCCGCCAACAGAACAGAAAACCTTTCCCTCAAAATGCTCGTAAAACTCCTTGCCCTTTTCGATAGCCCACAGTTTTTTGACTTCGTAGGGCAGGTCCTGCAATTCCATAAACCTTTTCGGATCCATTACGCCGCCTCCAGCAAATCAAAAAGTGTCGGCATCGTCGCTTCCTCTTCCGCAGCCTGCAGGTACCCGACACCATCACGGAAGTAATCACCATTCAGTTCGCAACCACGTCCGCGGCGTCCCATCTTTACCGCCATGTACGGGACACTCATGATGCCGCCGAATGGGTCATAGATCAGATCTCCCTTATTGCTATACCGCTCGACAATGCGCTCGATGATATCCAGTTGTAGAGGGCACACATGAAGCTGGCGTTTCTTCTGACTCTGGGACATGTTCAACGTGATCATCCGGTTGACGTTGTCCCATATATCTTCCCGGATTGAAGCGGGAGGAGCGACCATGAAGATCTTTGGCAGCTTGCCCATTTCTTCCAGACGGCGCACGAAGGCGACATGCTCATGAAAGTTGTAAATCTTGCCCCTGTTGTACTTGGCCCAGGCGCGTTGCAGAACTCCGTCTTCAATCGGCAGAGCCGCAATCTCATCCGGAGTCAACAGTCTTTCTCCAGAGCTTCGCCAGTGTGCATGGGCATCGATCTGCCAGCGGGAGCAGGGATATTCGTCTTTGGTTTTTGAGACCGGTTCATCTGCATAAGCCGTTGACTTGTCAGTGGGAAGCTTGCGGAACAGCAGAACATACTCAGGGCATCCGACACCCATCTTGCTGCCGTCTTTGCATTGTTCCGTCCATCCGAGTCGGTACGTTTGGTTGTTCTCTCTCACCACATCGGTATCGATCGTAATCATGCCGATCTTGCGGAAACCGTGCTTTTGGAAGTGAAGTGATGTTTCTTCGTGGAAACAGTCACAGGTCGGCATGCCATCGCCCGTTGCATTGCCGAACAGTATCCGGTCCTTGACATGGATTGCTGCAATCCGGCCAGGCCTGAGGACTCTCAAAAGCTGGGGAGTGAGGAAATCCATCTGCTCCCAGAAATGAGCATTGCTGGAAGTGTGGCCAAAATCGTTGTAACTCGGGGTGTACTCATAGTGATTGGCAAACGGAATGCTGGTATGGATCAGGTCGACGCAGTTGGTTTCCATCCGTGCTGTCTCTTCGACACAATCATTATGTACGGCTGTCCAAAGGCCGGAAGTTTTGCTATTGATTTCCACTCGTTTTACTCCTATATGACGCTGCAACACGCCTTCCTTAGCCGCAGCCGATAGTCCATATTTCTTGATGATGCCGATCATCTTGGACACCATCTTGTTGTGTTCAACCCATTTGCGCTTGAGATCATCCAGTATGGCCCGTTCCGATTCGGTGTAGATGACGTCAATCCGTACTTGTTGGGTCTGCATAAATCGGTAGATACGGTGAATGGCTTGAATGAAGTCGTGAAACTTATGATCAATTCCAACAAAGATCGCCCGGTGGCAATGCCGCTGGAAGTTCCCGCCGGCCGCGCTGATACTTTTCTTCGTTGCCAGCCGGGGCACCTTGCCGTGAGCGAAACCATGCAGTGTGACGGCGCGTTGCTCCAGATCTCCAGTACCGGTGACGATGGCCACGTTGTTAATCACCCGCTTTATTTCGTCACGCTCAGCATCCTGGTCATGCCAGATCAGATAATGATCGTTCGGAGATTCTTTGATGATCTGGTGTGTCTTTGCTATACGGATTTCGACGCTATCGCGCTTCTCTTTCGCGGCTGACGGGAGATTGGTGGCCGCATCTCGATACAACTTCATCTGTCCGTCTCGTTCTGCTCCGGCTCCGGAATGATCCACCTTTACTTCGTGATAGCGCACATCAAGCTCCGGCAGGTCATAGCCGGTGCCATCATGCCCAAGGTCAGATGGTTTGGAGATGAACAAGGCCCAGGTTGAAACCCACAACCAGAATTCATCCTCTTTGTGCGGGTAAAGCGTGAGATTGTTGGCTTTGGTTGAATCCCGCTGAAAGAATCTTGTAAGCGCCTGCCCGGTGTCCATAACGCCCAGGTACCCGGCGTAATGGATCAACTCCTTGAGCCGGTTCGGCGCCGGGGTTGCCGTTGCTACGAACCGGTAAGGCACTTTTGAGAAGAGCGGTAAAAACTCTTGATAGGTTTTGGAACCATAGGAGCGGAGCACGCTGGCCTCATCCAGGGAGGTGACATCGAAATCACCCGGGTCGATATCGCCATCGCGCACCCTCTCATAGTTGGTGATCAGTACCTGCTCGGGAGCGGACAAAACTTCTTTACGATTACGAACGTAGCTGACAGGCATCTGCAGAAGCTTTTCGGCGTCGTACTGGAACTCGAGGCGCACATCCAACGGACAGACGATTAAGCCCCGGCCGCCAGTATGATCCGTAATCAAACGCTCGATCTCAAGTTGCTGGATTGATTTACCGAGGCCAAAGGATTCAAACAATGCCCGACATCCACCTTTGATCGCCCACTTGACGGCATCGCGCTGATGGGGCTTGAGGGTAGGGTGAATTTCCGAATCATCCACTTCAAACCCGCTATCAGCGGCTACCTCGATCTTGCTTTTCAGGAAATCGAGGTAGGTCATGCTGCAAATCCTTTCACCACAATTCCTCGCTGAATATTGGCCATGGTCGAATTCCAGACTTCAATCCAGTAATCAACTATTTCCCTTTCAACGTGCGCACCCTGGCCTTTGGCAAGCTCAAAAATGGCGTGCTCAAGCTGCTGAATCTTCCGGGCATTCCGCGCATGAGGTTTCAGCATCTTTTCCAGCATCATGAGACATGTCACACCTACGGAAACTGCCATGGTGACCAGTTGCGCGTCGGTCATGTCACTGGCTCCGTCCGGGGCAGTTGGAATATATTCTCGATATGTCACCCTGCCAGATGGTGAGGTTATTCTTTCAAATAGTTGCATATCAGTACCTTTCGAAAAGCTCTTCAAGCTTTGTGGATTGTTTGTCTGAGAGTGATAACCCGGCATCAAGCCTGTTGTGAACGCTGCAGATAAACTCTTCTGCCCATTCGTTATCAATGCGACCGGCGGACACTTCGGCCATGAGTTTTTTTGCCATCATCTCGTGGCGTGCTGTATCGCTCATACAACCCCCAGCGCCCGCTCGATTGCAGTGCGATTGAAAAAGAAATTTGTGATGCAGCTCGCTGCATATTTGGTCATTCCTGAATTGCCAAACATGTCGGACTGCAATTGATATCCGAACTTATTCAACAACTCTATTTGCTTGGCTGTGGCCGGTTCATTGAGCCAGCGCTTTGACTTCTTGGCCGCGCCGTCTGTTTCGTAGTTCCTGAGAAAATCGTCACTGGCAGACAGCGCTTGTAGCCTACCGGTTCGCGCCAACTGGTATACTTTCTTCTCATCCTGCTTCTTGCCTAGTGCAACCCATGTTTCCCCACGGTCGGGAGAAAACACTCCCGCCCAGGCAGCGAATCCCGACGCCATCAGGCACATGTCGGTATTGAAAATGTCCTGCCAGAGAAACGGACTGTAATTCAGGATATCCAGCTCAGTCAGACTGATTTCCTGTATTTCCTGTTCATCCTTCTTGTCGATCCGTTCAAAGGTGAATCCGCAGATCGGACACGTCCGAGTTTGTGCCGGCACTTCGGCGCCACACCCTTCAGCCCCGTTTCTGTCGGGAAATTTGTAAACCATTCCCGGTACATATTCAGTCGGGCATGTCTTGAGAGAAACTTCGCCTTTCCCTTCGCGGTCAATCTCTTGATGTAACCCGTCTTCCTGATCCAAATTGCCATGGGTCAGAAGAGAAAGACCGAAATCTAAAGCAATTCCGTCTTTTTTAATTACGCCTGGATATAATTCTGGATCTACAGTTCGGAGCATCCGGCCCAACATTTGGATCATCGGGCCTTTTTCGCTACATTGCCTAAGTAAAATCACGCATGATGTTGGCTGATTGTCGTATCCCTCGGTAAGCACCGCAACATTGGTCAAAACTTGTAGTCTCCCGCGGTCGTATCGCTGTAACACGGCCTTTCGCTCACCGTCGGCCATGTCTCCGGTAACCGTTCCCGACTCTACCCCGGCTTTTCTGAAGGCTTCCGCCACATCGAGGGCATGCTGAACAGTTGCGCAGAAAACGATTGTCTTGCGGTCTCCCACCTTTTCCTTCCAGTGGCGGACTACTTCCTGATTGATGTTGGTGGTATTGAGTATCTTGGCAACATCGGTTTGATCGCCAAACGCGGACAGGTTCTTGATTGCCGATAGTTCCGACTGCGCGCCAACGTTCACCACGTAAGCGCGGGGCGGGACAAGGAAACCAAGGGTCACCAGTTCCTTGATGGTGATTTTCTCCGATACGTTGTCGAAATACTTTCTGAGGGACTTCTTGTCGCCGCGCTCCGGGGTTGCTGTAAACCCTGACAACCACAGATTTGGGTTCCGGTCGCGGCATGCGTCGATAATGCGTGAATAGGTCGGTGCAACGATGTGATGGACTTCATCACAGATGATGTGGTCAAACATCGGGAGGTGATCCAAGTTGCGGGTAAGCGTCTGCTGCATCGCAAACACAGCCTGGCCACCGAATGATTTATGGTTTGCGTCGAAAAAAGAGATATTCCAGTTGGGATTGACTTTCAGAAACTTGGCTGAGTTTTGTTGAATCAGTTCCTGCCGGTGCTGAAGAATGAGGGTTTTGCCCTTCACTTCCTTTGCGAGTGCTGCCAGCATGATTGTCTTGCCAGCACCGGTAGAGGCAATTGCAAGGGTGTTGCCGCGCTTCTTCAGCGCGGCAATGGCCTTACGAACAAGTCTGTTCTGGTAGTTGCGGAGAATCATGCTTTTGCTGCCTCATCTTTAAAGCAGATCCCTCTTTCCGCTTCCATATTGCTTTGGGCAAAACATTCTTCAGTGTATCCGCAATCCCGCCATTCATGGCAGATCGCATCTTTCTCATCATCTGACAGTTCCGGTTTTTTAACTTCGCTTGAGGTGTGAATAAACATGATCCTGTCGCCAATAACATAGGCAATGCTTTTGTGGACCACGATGCAGCCGGTGTAAGAAAGTGCCACATACGTTTCTTGCCGGTGGTATTCGTCAAGATGGTCTTTGAGTGTGCTGGTATCGCCTGTCCATTCGTCGCGTTTGATCAACTCGTAAGCATCAACATCTTTGTAGCCGTTGCCATCGAATGACGCGCCGATCAGATAGAAAATTCTGTCCTCGAGGGTGAAGATCTTCTTGAGCTTTCCGTCATCCGGGACACCGGCTTGCGGGGGAAATGCTTTTTTAAGCGGGCCTCCGTCAGCAAAGAAAGACGGATCGAGTTGAATCGTTGCATACGAGGATGATTCTTTGTCTTTACCGGCCGCACCTGCAGCCTCCTTGCACTCACAAACATATTCGAACTGAGTGCAACCGTTCGGCTCGGTCTTGTCGTTGTGGCTGCAATCAGTGTTTATGCAAAAGGTGATTTCCGATTCTCCGGAATCATCCTGAATAGACGTGAGCGGTTCTTCGGTTCCTTCGGTTGCAATGTCTTCAGCTTCCTGTAAACTGTCCTGTTCGCCTTCGAAATCAAGCCGCTCCTGACGCTCTTCGTCAGTCAGCTTGCGTTGCCCGATGGTGACGCCAGTGTCCATGCGGACAGTAAAGACAACACCTCTGATGTAGTCATATTCATAATCACACTCCACCTGGCGCTCTTCCTTGCGGGTGGTAACCTTGCGGGACAGCACGCGGGAATCGGCGATGATCTTGTTGATCTTGGCGGCAAAGTCCGACATGACTTCTTTCTTCTCGGCTTCGACTTCGCCCTGTTCGGTAATCAGACGGGCCAGCTCGTTGGAGTAGTTACTGACTTCCTCTTCTGTCAGATCGCATATAAGTTTCTGGTAATGGCTCATGATCACCTCTTGGCCCAAGACGGAATAGGCGCTGTAGATTTGGTTTCTGTCGTGGAAGTAGTATCTGCTGCCGGTGTTTCTGTTCCTGTCGGTGATGCTCCCCACGTTGAACCGGTACCTGTTGCTGCCCCTGTCGGGCTTGATTTGGTGGCAGTGGTTCCCGGATCCGGAATAGTTGGGAGCGGCTTGTCGCTGATGAATTCGCCTCGGGAATACTCATCATCATCGGGAGTGATGATTTTCTTGAATTCATTGTTGATGTAGTGGTTGCCGTCCTTCGCGGACAATTCCACCTTGCAACCCACTTTGGCCAGAAACAGCATTCCGTTCATGTCGTACCAATCGGCAAGTTGGCGTCCAGCAGTGGCTTGCGGAGAAGCGTCTTTTGGAGAAATGCCGCGAGCACTCTCAACGATGGCCCGTAAGGTGCGCATGCTGATCTTTGCGGCTTGGTCGCTGCCTACAAGGGTGAAATTCTGCCAGACCTTACGGCCTTCGAATGTCCCTTGCGCCTCGAACTCGCAATCGATGTATTCATTGCCTTTGCCACTCTTGCAGAAAAGGGCATGTTTATCGCCTTCCTTGCCTGCTTTCGGGGGACGGATAGTCATTTTGAATGGGATGATACTGTCTTCCGGTATTGCAGAGCCGGTACCCTCGCGCTGTTCTTCTGCACCATTAAAATCGATCATTTATTTCTTCTCCTTCTTCGGAATGGGGGATAGGTACTTGCCGCCGGTCGCGGCCTCGAGGTGTTCATGGAATGCTGCCCAGGTGCGGTCTTTGCCGATCAAGATTTCTTCCGGCAGTGGCCAGCGGGTTTTAGCCTTGTACGCCGGGCGCTCAGTGGTGTAGATCATGCGGTCGCCGGTACCGATGCCGCGGGTGCGTTCTTCGTTGATACCGGTTTTGGTTTTCTGGATATTGACCTTGTAGTTAAGGAACAGCACCATGTCGGCCCATTCCTGCCAAAGCGAGAAAGCCCGTTTCTGCATCTTGATCTGATATGTGTCGTAAGGGTCAGTGTCGGGAGGGGTGATGTTTTTGATTTCAGAATGAGCAAGCACAACAATGTCCATACCCTTTGAATGCCGCAAGGAGTCGAGGCCGCTCATGATGTGGCGCCACCAACGGTCAACTTCGACGTAGCCCTTGCCATAGCCGAACGACTCGATAGACTCCTTGTTGTGATGCTCGCAGCATGCCGCCCACAAGAGCGGTTCCAGCCAGTCGAGAGTATCAACCACAAGGGTTTTGTACTGATGGTCACCATGCAGGGCCTGGATAACGTCGATTACCCCCTGGAAGGAAGTAACCAAGGGAAAGGCGGGGATGTCGATAGCGGCAGATCCGTCCTCGATTTGAAGCAACACAGGGGCCTTGAATGTGGCGGCAAAGGTGTTTTTTCCGATTCCCTGGACACCGTAAATGAGCAGCTTCTGTGGAGGGAATACAGAGTTTGCGGGTTTGATTTGGTCAAGCATTGGGGACCTCCTTCCAACAATCATTATCTTCATCTTGATTAAGAGGGTTGCCGGGGTGGGTGCAACTTCCACAGGGAGGACTGATATGACAAGAGCAATTGCCGCTTACTCCATAACTTCTTTCAAAATTGTCTCTGTCGTTCTGCGCTTCTTCCGTTAAGATTCTCACTCTGCTACCTCCTCGATCTTCACAGAGGCATTACCCGGCTTTACTGTCCGCGCCTCGGCAAATACGGCTTTTATCTCGGGGACAAATCCCGCGTAATCTTTCTCAGCTACCTTCAATTCCATCCGCATATAGTTGGATGGTTTGTCTCCGGACTGCAAAATGGTATCGAAAAGCGCCAAGAGTTTGGCCTGGTCCCATTCAACCTTTTTGGGAATGGTGGATGTAACCTTGTAGCCGTCCAGAGTGATATTGACCGCGCCGAATTCCTTTTTCTGGAGAGACCGAATGTCTACCAGCTTCGGAGCGATGATGTGGTCAATGTCGATATTGATGTCACTGATCTGATCCTGCAGGGGAACAATCTGTGTGTCGTAGATTGCCTTGATCTGGTTTTCAAGATCGGTCCGTTTTGCTATGAGTTCTTTCAGGCTCACGTTAATCTCCTTATTTGGATCTTTACGCCGCATCCACGGCTTGCAGTTTCATATTGCTTCGACACGTCAGACATTCTGCAAACTTGGCTATCATCTCCCCACACAACACCAGTCAGAGCGTCTTTTACACAGCGAACCAGTTTATCCAGATCTGGCTTCACAACGTGGTGGACGGGAGAAGATGTTTTGATCTGGTAGCAGTTCTTGCCGCTCCCGTAGTGTCCCTTCGGACGCGGCATTATAAACAGTAGACCGATTTCGATTGGACCTTGAAATGGACGTTGACCCTGCATAACTTGTTGTGCCGTATAGCTGATGCTACTGGCCCACGGCTTTTGCTTTGACCCGTTATCTTGAGTTACAACTGCGCGTCCTTTAACCACGAACGCCTTTGCGCTTCCCTTAGGAACTGGTGTGCCGGGTACGAAAAATTCAATCATCTTTCATGCCTCGCAAATGTTTTTGCTTTTTTAGCCATAATTGGTTATTTTCCTTTTAGTTGTGTGTTTTGAATTCGCCTCGTTCGCAGCGGGGCGTTTCTATTTTTTGACCAGTTTTGAGCCTGTCAGTGTGTCAACTATGGTTTCAACTACCTTTGCATAGTCTTGGTTGATAAGCGAAGTCACGCGCTCTTGTACAAGTTTCTGAATCACGTTCTTTACCTTGTATTCATCTTTCAGTTTCTTTTGGAATTCGTGTTTAAAAAGATCTTCGAACGACGCATAAGTTTTGCGCTGACCCCATCCGTCGTCTGTTTTGACTTCCGTGGTAAATATGGATTCTATTTCTTTTTCAATGATGCTGTTCAGTTGTGTTTCAAGAATTGGCTTGATTGACTTTTTAACTTGGTCAGAGATAAGAGCGCTTACTGACTCCTTAACAAGATATTCAATATCCATTTGGTCTATGCGCTGTTTAACAAGTGTTTCAACCATTGATTCCATTTATTTCTCCTTTTCTATTTCCTAACTTCCACCACGATTTTCTTATGTGGCCCGGACCATCCCTGGATCGCGGCCTGCTGCTTGATGATCTTTACCGCCTCTCCTGCCGAAGCGGCTTTGCAATAGCCCGTGTACCAGCCGCACATCGCCCGGGTGAATGGTATCGTCACTTCGTATTCGTCCATCTCTTCCTCCGTGACATAATCAACCAGGCAGTATTCCGGCGGCTGCCTTGAATCAAAAGCCGCTTGTGCCTGGAAATACTGCGACATTTGACGGAAATAGTTGCGGATACTCATGGTGACTCACCTCCCAAAACAGTCCCCAGGTCATAACCAGCATTGCAATCCAGAGAATTGCCACCAAACCTACGAATGCCCATGTGCCAGCCGGAATTAACCGGCGACGATTTTCTTTCCATCCTTGAGCATATTTCATAAATCGCTCCTTTTTGATTGAATTGGGGGCCTTGAACGCTTACGCGCAGGCCCCCTGCCCCGCGACATACCGCACTGGAATGCAGTGTAGAACCCTTTCCCACCAGTGCGGCCACCGCTCCGGCGTTAGGAGGTTTCCGGGGAAAGGGTAACTGTTATTCATAGTTCGTTGATCGCTTCTGCTGACCGCCTACCCGCTGGTGTGGCTTTCGGCCCAAGGTACTCAGTCCAGACACACGGCTCTTCCGACAGCCCACGCCGAATACGTTTTAAGGGTGTAACCGCTGCCGCCCGTTCATCGAAACCATTGTCACCAGGGCGAAAGATGGACACGCCAAGAGTTTCGACCTGTTTTGGATCTCGTTTCTTTGTTCTCGGTCTCATGCGGGGGAGACCTCCGGGTAGTAGGTACTCAGGCATTCCGGGCAGATGGATGATGTGGTTCCCTCAACTCCTTCGCCGTCTTTTTCGCCCATGTCCTTGTGGCAGTGCATGCATTGTATTTTCATAAATTGACGCTCCTTATTTCTTCCCCTGCCCCGCTCGCTTTTCTTCTTCCCATTGTGCTTTCCAGAAAGCCTTTCGCTCGGACAGTGGAAGGGCTGACACTTTCTGAATATCGAACTCTTGGACAAGGTGAAAACGGCGGTAAACTTCGTCGGCAATGGCCTTTATGTCGTCGGGGTGTAGGCGGTTCATGACTTATCCCGCCTCCTTCAGTTCAACGTTGAAGACGTTGGCCATCTACATAAAGCCTTACCAGCATGCTTTTGGGAATTTCCGAAAGGCTTAATAGCTGAGTAGTTTTGCCAAGCCTTTGCATTTTCTTCTGGTGTCACCTTATTTCTCCTTTCGCCCCGTATTCTGTTCACCAGGTGAGGGTTTTTGTTTATGCGGCTTCGCAGTTCGATTGCTTGCATGTCTTGGTTTGCTTGTTTTGTTTAATGAAGTCGTAGAGGAATTTACGCAACAAAACTCCTGGAGTGCTTCCCTCTTCCCTTGCGGCGCTTGCAAATTCCCTCTTTTTAGAGGACGGAACCCTGAAACTAATCATGTCATCGTATCCAGCTTTAAAATCATTTTGCACGATATCACCTCCAATTTGATTTATTGACTAAACCAAAATGATTTAGTTGTCAAACAAAAAAAATCATTTTGTGTTATTTTGTTTGACAAATGCGTTAGCGTTGGATTAAATTAATTAGCAAAAAGGGGACACGGGGAAGGAAGCGCTGTGATGAAACAAATTGAAAACAATATTAAAGCTTTAAGAGAAAAAAACGGATATACACAAGAACAGCTTGCCAAGATGGTGGGGTGCAAAGCTGCGTATATATCCGCTCTTGAAAGAGGAGAACGTAGCCCAGGTAAGAAACTTAGGCCACGTCTTTGTGATGCTCTTATGGTTGATGAGATGACCTTGTTATACGGTGATCGGGCTGAACCCCAGAAAGAACTGACTTATGAGGAGAAGGTTTTGCTCCAGGCGTCCACTGGTCTTTCAAGTGAGCAATTACAGGAAGCCATTCGGTACATGATGCAATTGAAAGCATCTGGCGGATCAAAGACAAACGTTCCCTCATAACAAATTTCCCTCCAAGGTTAAAGAAGATCGTTTTCAACACAGTGAATCATTGAATGAGTCATGAATAACAACAATTTTTTTAATGAACAAGATTTTTTTCACATGATAGGACAGAATACGTCACAATAGAAATTGTACTGACAATTTGTACTGACAAACGAGAGTAAAAAAGGAAAGGACAATACGGAAAGTTTACTTGATTTTTAGCCTCTTAGCCTCTTTACGCAAATAATCACGGTAATCCCTGGAGATAGAGACACCTTTTTTAGCGAGGATTGCATCAAGTATTTCCCTTTCCGATGGAGTCAACCGAATTTGTATTTTTTCAGTTCTCGACTCTTCGGGTTCAAGCATTGACCGGATACATACAATAAATTTTGTGAGTTGGAAAGGTAAAACAAGGAGGGGGTATGAGGTGCACTGGTTGCGACACCCCAATACCATCAGGGGCAACAGCCTGTCCGATGTGTGGGGCGGTTATTCATAAAATGATGGATGAAAAGTATTGCCATGAATGCGGAAAGGTAATCAAAGAAAAGGCAGAAATATGTCCCAAATGTGGAATTCGTCAACGCAATTCCAGTGGTCCTGGTATCAATAGTTTTGATTTTTCATACCATCATAAAAGCAGGACTACAGCAGCACTTCTTGCTTTTTTCTTAGGTTGGCTTGGAGCACACAAATTCTATTTAGGGCAACCTGTGCTTGGACTGTTTTACTTTATTTTCAGCTGGTCAGGCATTCCGATAATTATCAGCTTTATTGAAGGGCTCAATTTTCTGTTTATGAGTGACACAGCATTTAACAAACGTTATTGAACTATTACGCCTCTAACCCCGCAATATTTTTATCACCCATCAACGAAAGGCAATACCAATGACCATCCGCAACCACCCAACGAGAGGATGACCGGAGATGAGCTACTATCCGCATAAATCAAGGCCTGGCTGGTGGACGATCGACTATCGGATTTCTGATCCTGATACTGGCGAGACAAAGCGCATTCGTGAGCATATTAAGGGAACCGAAGACGATGCCAGTCAGTACGAACGAGAGCAGCGCCAGCTCCATGTATCGTCGTTTCGAACCTCCTCCAGTCCCATGTTTAAAGTCATTGCTGGAGAGTTCCAGTCCTGGGCTATCACTAACCGGTCCGAAAATTATTGCAAGTCGATCAAGTGGGCTTTAAAAAACCTTCTCCCCCATTTCGGAGTATTCCCTCCCTCCAGGATTACGGATTCTCTTTGCGAGCAATATAAGCGTCAGCGCAAGGGGTCTCCTGTTGCCTGTAATTATGAGCTGAAAATGTTGGTAGTAATTTGCAACTGGGGGGCGAATCCAAAACGCGGCTACTGCAAAGCATTGCCATTCACTCCGGAATACATCCACGTTTTCAAAAAGCTGCCAGAACCGCCGGCGCCGGATGAATTTGAACAGTTGCTTGACCAGGTCGCCATCAATTTCAAACAGGCCCGGGCGACTCCGGAAGAACAAATTCATAAGCTCGCCATGATCTTGATCATGTATGAGACAGGAATCAGGTGGATTGAGTGTAGGCATTTGCAGTGGGAAAATCTGCGGGATGATGGCCGACTGTATCTGGGGAGAACAAAAACAAACAAGGCCCGATATACCATACTTTCGAAAGAAGTTATGGAGCTATTGGGAAAACTGAAAAAGACTGAGGGTTATATCTTTATCAATCCCCGGACAGACGAACTCTACAAGTCAATTGGGAAAGGCCTGAGGCATGCAGGAAAACAGGCAGGCGTTAAGATGACAGGAACCCACTCTCTCCGGCATGCCCTCGGAACTGATATGCAGAATGCGAACGGTGACATCAGAGGAACACAGGAGCTTCTCGGGCATGCCGACATCAAGACGACGACGATCTACACACACACGGCAACCGAGAGAATCCGCGGACTCCTTGGGGATGTTGCGGAGTACAGAAAATCCAAGCGCCATTTGTCCCTTGTCCATAGTGGACAAGAAAAAGCCGCGTAACATGCTGATATAAAATATTTATTTTTGAGTATAATTTGACTGGCAGTCAAGAGGTCGACAGTTCGATCCTGTTCAGCTCCACCAAAAAAGATCAAGGACTTAGCAACGACGCTAAGTCCTTTTTTTGTTTCCAATGAGCGCTAAACTTTTGCTTTAATGTTCCCTCTCCATGAGGGGGAAAGGCGCATTCACGGAGCAACGCTGCCACTCATCCGGCCTTCGGCCACCTTCTCCCTCAAGGGAGAAGGAACAGACTGAAGTTCGGTGTCAATTTGTTTTGTTTTCCTTCATTTGTCCAATAACTCCATTGCTTCACGCATTCCAAGCCAGCAGAC